AAACCAGGCAGCCGCCTGGAAACTACTTATGGATAGAATGCTTCCTGTTGCTGCGTTTGAGCAGGAGGTACAAAAGAATGGTGGAAAGTCAGCAATCACCATCAACATCTCAGGAATTGTCACTTCACAAGAACAAAACACACCACTAGAAGATATAGAATATTCTTCTTATCAAGAACAAGATGAATAATAGATTCTACTATGGCGATAAAGCTGTAAAGAAAGTTAAAGAGCTGTATCCTGATTGTGTTCTTACACAAGCACATAAACTTTTAATTCACCATGAAGGTTTTTGTGAAGGTGTCTATACTGACGACAAAGGTGTGTTAACAACAGGCGTAGGTCAGACCAAGGAATACTTTAATATGTCCTTTCCTGATGTGTTTAATATCTTTCTACAAAAAGCAAAAGATCTAACCCCTAACTTTGATTCTTTGTCAGAAGAACTCAAAGCAGCTATTGTGTCAGCCACCTACAGGGGCGACTGGCAACTATCCAAAAAGACCAGACAGCTATTCAACCTTGGCAAATACCAAGAAGCTGCTGATGAGTTTTTAAACAACAAAGAATACAGAGAAAGGCTTCTTAAAGACACCAAGGATGGTGTTGTAAAGCGCCTGGAATATATTGCTGACTGTATTCGTAAGTGCAACTGTGATAAGTGTAGTTAAAAATGGAATACTCCATAGGTAAGAACCTAACAGCAGGCACAGCCAACACCTTGTTTGTTGTGCCCACAGGTTACCATGCAAAAGTAACCATGTTGTTTTTAGCTAACTCCACAGGCTCCACCAAGAGCATCAGTGCCGATTGGCATGATGGTGCAACAGTAATTCCATTCCAAGGAACAAAATCAGTCAACTCAGGAGATTTTTTAAAATTTGGTGGTCCTGTTGGCGAGTATCTTTTGATGACTGAAGGGGATTACCTTAGTGTCACCCCTGAAGCAGGTAGCACATTTGTTGCTATTGTGTCATTTGATCTTTTCCCCCATAAACCATCTAACTTTGTTTTCTAACTAGATGGCTGAACTTAATGTAAAACTGTTAAACTGGCAACAAACAGTTTGGAAGAACAACGAACGTTTTCAAGTAATCGCTGCTGGCCGCCGGTGTGGTAAGTCTAGGTATGCCGCCTGGCGAATGATTGTAGCTGCACTTGACTCTAAAGCAGGGGATGTGTGGTACATAGGACTTACTCAAGGCAACGCAAGGGACATCATGTGGTCCTTGCTACATGACCTTGCCAGGCCAGTTATCAAATCCTCTCATGTAAACAACCTTCAGATCACCCTGATCAACGGTGCTGTTATCTCTCTAAAAGGTTCTGACCGCCCTGAGACTATGAGGGGTGCCTCTCTTAAGCTTGCTGTCCTGGATGAAGCTGCTTTTATGAAACCTTCCGTCTGGGAAGAGATCATCAGACCAGCCCTAGCTGACCAAAAAGGTAAAGCTGTGTTTATCGGCACCCCTGAAGGGCGTAATTGGTTTTATGAACTGTTTGTGTACGCTGAGAAGTCTGATGACCCTGAGTGGGCTGCCTATCACTTCACCAGCTACGACAATGAAATGCTTGACAAGAATGAAATTGACAATGCAAAGAAGTCAATGTCAACGCATATTTTTAACCAAGAGTTCATGGCTTCTTTTAATGCCAAAGAATCTGAACTATTCAAAGAAGAATGGCTTCAGTTTTCTCAAGAAGAACCTGATCAAGGCGATTACTACATAGCAATTGACCTTGCAGGGTTTGAACAAGAAGGTAAAGCAAAGAAAAAACGCCTTGATGACTCAGCAATGGCTATTGTCAAAGTAACTGATGATGGTGAATGGTGGGTTAGAGACATCAAATATGGCCGCTGGTCTTTTGATGAGACTGTCAGAAACATCTTTTGGGCAGTCCAAAGGTACAAACCAGTGGCTGTAGGGATCGAAAAGGGCATTGCAAGGCAAGCAATCATGTCACCTTTGCTAGACATGATGAAAAAACACAATCTTTTTTTCAGAATTGAAGAACTAAGCCACGGTAACACCAATAAAACCACCCGTGTAGTTCATGCCCTTCAAGGGAGATTTGAACACGAGCGGGTTATTCTGAATGAAGGTGAGTGGAATATTAAATTTATAGACCAACTGATGCAATTTCCATCCGCCCTAACACACGATGACCTTATTGATGCTCTTGCATATATTGATCAGCTAGCAAAAGTGTGTTATACTTATGATTTTGAAGTGGACGAATGGGAAGAGTTTGATCAAGTAGCAGGATATTAATAAATTATGTCTGAATTGTCCTTTGATGCTTCCACAGATGAACTTCTTGTTGAACAAGACCTGGCTTCTTGGGTTATAGACAAGTGCAGCCAATGGCGTGATCACTACGAAAGCAACTATCAACAGAAGCACGAAGAATATTATCGCCTCTGGCGTGGCATCTGGTCTCAGGAAGACGTAGAACGCCTCTCAGAGCGTTCCAAGATCATCTCTCCAGCCCTCCAACAAGCCGTAGAGTCCAATGTAGCCGAGCTAGAAGAAGCTACCTTTGGCCGTGGCACCTGGTTTGACATTCAAGATGACATGAATGACCCTGAAAGGGCTGACATCATGTATCTAAGAAATAAACTCTCAGAAGACTTCGAGAAAAACCGTGTTCGTAAGTCAGTAGCAGAATGTTTGATCAATGCTGCTGTGTTTGGTGTCGGTGTTGCAGAAATTACTCTTTCTGAAGAAAAAGAAATGGCCCCTGCGACACAGCCTTTGATGGACGGTCAGCTCCAAGCTGTTGGTGTTACGATCAAAGACCGGACTGTGGTCAAACTTCGCCCAGTCATGCCACAAAACTTCCTTATTGACCCTATTGCTACTTCAATTGAAGAAGCCCTTGGGTGTGCTATTGATGAATTTGTATCAAGACATCAGGTAGAACTCTTGCAGGAACAAGGGGTATATGCTGATGTTTATATTGCAGACGCAAGTCCTGACACCAACATCGAGCCTGACCAAGACTTGACTGTTTACAGCGACGACAAGATCCGCCTGACCAAGTATTTCGGCCTTGTGCCCCGTAAGCTGCTTGAACAAGCCGAAGAATATGAAGATCTTGGCGCTGAAGAAGAAAACAGCAGCATGTATGTAGAAGCAATCGTGGTGATTGCTAATGATGGTGTTCTTCTGAAAGCAGAACGTAACCCATACATGATGAACGACCGTCCTGTAATTGCTTTCCCTTGGGACATTGTTCCTGGTCGCTTCTGGGGACGTGGTGTTTGTGAAAAAGGCTATAACTCACAAAAGGCACTTGATACTGAACTTAGGGCTCGTATCGACGCACTTGGCCTGACCGTACACCCGATGATGGCTATGGATGCCACCAGGCTCCCGAGGGGTGCCAAGCCTGAAATTCGACCTGGTAAAATTCTGCTTACCAATGGAGACCCTCGTGAAATCCTTCATCCTTTTAATTTTGGACAAGTTAACCAAATCACTTTTGCCCAAGCTCAAGCCCTTCAGCAAATGGTTCAACAGGCTACAGGAGCGGTGGACTCAGCTGGAATCGCCGGACAAGTTAACGGCGAAGCTACTGCTGCTGGCATTAGTATGTCTCTTGGCGCTATTATCAAGCGGCATAAGCGGACCCTGATCAACTTCCAGCAGTCCTTCTTGATTCCATTTGTTGAAAAAGCTGCATGGCGCTATATGCAGTTTGATCCTGAGTCTTATCCTGTAGCTGACTACAAGTTTGTAGCTACCAGCTCGCTTGGCATTATTGCCCGTGAGTATGAAGTGACTCAGCTCACCCAACTGCTTCAGACCATGCCTCCTGATTCCCCGATGTATCCTATCCTTGTTCGTTCCATCGTGGATAACATGAACCTTAGTAATCGTGAAGAACTTATTGCTGCTATCGAGCAGGCTGCACAGCCCAACCCTCAAGCACAACAAGCTCAAATGCAACTTCAGCAAGCACAGCTTGAATTTCAACAAGCACAAACTCAGGTTCTTCAAACGCAAGCACAAGAATCTAGTGCCCGAGCACAAAAGCTCCAAGTGGAAGCACAAGCAGTGCCTGCTGAACTTGAACTTAAAAAGCTTGATGTTGCTTCTAAGAATATGCAGGTTGGAGCACAAGACGACAAAGAGTTTGAACGGCGTCTTAAGATTGCCGATCTACGCCTGAAGCAAAAGGATCTCGAAATCAAAGAAAAGTCAGTAGACAACCAAAAAGCTCAAAAGCAGAAAGAAGAACAAGCTGAACAGATGTTGATGGAACGCTTGTCTTAATATCGTGGCTTCCGTTGATCTTAAATTAGCTGCTCTTTATGACAAGCTAGACGCAAAGATAGCAGCAGTCTCAACGGTCATAGGACCACAGGGTCCTCAGGGCCCCCAAGGGCCACAAGGGCTTCAGGGACCCCAAGGCCCTAGGGGACTACAGGGCCCCCAAGGTGAACAGGGTCTACGGGGCTCTGAGGGCCTTAAAGGAGAACCTGGAGAGGATGGTGTAGGGGTCCAGGAAGTTTATGAAGCCGCTGATGGTCAGATTGTCTTTGTACTGACCAACGGTGAAGAATATAGCGTAGAGTTACCAGAGGGCAAAGGACAAGTAACCAACTATGTAAGCACTTCAGGTGGAACATTTATATCACCTGTTAAGTTTACTTCAATCACCTCTAGCCCATATTATATTCAAATAAGTGATCTAATCACCGGACATAATCTTTTTGGTGTTAATACTGGATCTAATGCAACTGTTTACTTGCCATCGTTTACTGATTCAGTTAAACTAATCATAATCAATAACGAAATGCAAAGTTATTCAGTAACTGTTGAATCTGACATAGGATAAACATAAACAATGGCTTTTCTAATTGATGATGTATACGATTCAGGACTTTCTTACGTTAGCACTAATGCTAATCGTCTTGATATCTGCAGCACAGAACCAACCACTTATACTCAAGCAACTTCAACTTACACTTTGGGTAATAAAACTTCTTTAAGTGTAGGTTCTCCTGCTGACCACACCCCTGACGGGCGTAAAGTGGTTGTAGCTGCTATCACTGATGGCACTGTAAGTGGCACCGGCACTGCAGCTTATTGGGCTATTACCAAAACTTCCACTTCCACTTTGATTGCCACTGGCTCCTTGACCAGCTCACAGGCAGTTTCAAGTGGCAATACTTTTACCCTGGATGCAATCAACATTGCTATCCGTGATGCGACCTCGGTATAAATAATATGGATGTCTTTTTGATCAAAGACGGAAAGGTAGACAACTGCATCTGTGCGGACAGCGTAGAACGCGCGCAGAGGTTTTACCCCGACCACATCTGCATCGAGCGCACCGAGGCCCTGCGCGAGTGGGGGCCGGGTGACTTGTTTGACGGGCAGAACTTCAGCCACCCGGAGGTGCAGCCATGAGCCTTGGTGGGAATGTGCTGCGGCAGCATGTGGTGGAGTTCATTCGAGGCACGGGCGTTGTCACTGATGGAATTACAGACGCAACGTCTACCAATGGGCCGTGGAATTGGACGGTGCATGATGGGGTGGTTGAGATATTTGTAGACGGGTGCGCTGGTGGCGAGTCTGGCGGTGCCGGCGCTTATCAGGCGGCGGCGCTGTCTGCCGGCGGCGGCGCTGGTGGCTGTGCTGGCACCCATGTAATGAACCAAAGAATGGTGGTGCTTCCAAACAGCCAACTCCAGATTACCTTGGGTGCTGGAGGAACCGGATCGGCCAGTAGTGACGGAGCCTCGTCATCGGGCGGCGATACAACGATTACCGGCCTTTTGCCCGGTGTGATGAATTTTTCTGGAACCTTTATTTTGAGAGGCGGCGACGCCTACATTGGTGCCCCCCCAACATCCGCAACAACCGCCATTGCAACAAGAGGACAGGGGCAATCGACGGACGGCGCGTCTGGCACTGGCGGCAGTGTCAGCCCCCCCATACTCGTGTCAGGAATCACTAGATACACAACCCCGTCGCAAGGTGGCGGTGGCGCTGCATCTGGCGCAGTTGGATTGCAAGGCGGCTTTTCTCCTTTCTCCTATTCCGAGGCTTCGGCAACAACCAGAGGCGTGAACTGGTTTACGCGAAGCAATGGAACGTCATCTGGTGGCGGCTCGTGGGGCGGCGGTGGTCGCGGCTTCCCGTCGCAGTTTTCCTACAGTTCTCCCGCTGGCGGTAATGGTGATGCCATAGGTTCTGATGCTGCTGCCAGCGACTACGGCGCAGGCGGAGGGGGTGGCGGCGGATCTGGAACCGCAAGACGTAGAGGCGGCAACGGCGGCAGCGGCTACGTCCGCATCGTCTACTGGAGCGCTGACTGATGGCAATTTCTGAAGCATTCAACGGCAGCGCCTCGATCAGCACGACTGAGTATGATTTGCCAAGTGCAAGCACTACGAAGTCTTCTCAGACGACTGATGGCATCTATCAGTTGTTCTTGGACCTTAATGCACTGACCTCTACCGAACAGTACACGCTCAAAATCTACGAGAAGGTCCAATCAAGCAGCACGCAGCGCGTGGTGCAGGAAGTTGTATTCGCTGGGGCGCAGTCTGAGCCTGTGTACGTTACGCCATCGCTTTTGTTCCTTCACGGATGGACGTTTACCCTGACGAAGAATTTCGGTACTGACCGCACCATCAACTGGTCCATCCGGTCGGTTGCATAATAAATGATCTGGTGGGGGCCGTTACTTCAGGGCGGGGCAGAGCTACAGGCCACAGGAGGCGCTACAGACGCCCTTCTAGCAAATGATCTCCAGAGTCTTTCACAACTCTCGACCCCTGCTGTAGGGCAAACACATGCTTTGTTGGCTAATGACCTTCAAAGCACATCTACAACACAAACCGTTGCTATAGGTCAAAAGCATGCTCTTTTGGCTAATGACCTTCAGAGTAATTCTACTGTATCTACAGTATCTATTACTCAGATACACAATCTTTTAGCCAATGACCTAGAAAACCTTTCACAACTTTCTTCTCCTGCAATTGGAGGTGGTGCTGCTTTTGCTTTGTTGGCTAATGATCTTCAAAGCGCAACCCAACTCTCAATTCCTGTCCTTAGGCAAAAGAGACAGGTTAATTATGCTACAAGCGTAACAATCGCCTCGCTTAACGGCGTAACTTTTTATCACAACGGCGGCAAATGGTACGGGTACTAATACAAAA